TGTCTCGATGACTGGCTGTCCTTCAGCGGAGCAATGGTTTCAGATCGCCGCAGGTCTAATTCCAATCGTTTTACAAACCGTCTCAGGTCTTGAAACTGCTAATGGCGGTCTCCCCGCCAGTGCAGAAGCAGCCATTACAACCTTTAGCAACGACGCCACTACAGTTCTCAATGACGTGGCCGCGGATATCAAGACAGTCCAGAGTAACACCGGCATTATCCCCACTATCGACGCCTTGCTCGCACAGTTGGAAACTCAAGCACAAGCTCTCGTCCCTCAGTTTACCAGCAACAAAAAAGTCCTAAACTGGATCAATGCAATCCTCGCGGACACAATCGACTTGGCGAATCTAGTTCCTGTGATTACGCAGGCTACTGCCAACGTCAGTGTAATAAAGATGAAGGTCTCTCTGCCAAAGGCTCAGACCTATCAAGCCATCTTTCAACATCGTCTTCAAGTCTGCCAGGCGCAATAGGAGCACAAATGAGCGATCCTCTTACTCCGTTACCACCTTCTCAGGTTTCTCAACAGGAGACTCAGGCTCTTCACGAGTCCTTTCTTCATCGTGCTCTTGTTGGTTTGGATCAATTTATGAACGTTCTAACCGACGGCGATCCTGATGAAACCATCAGCAGTCGCGCAGCTCGCGCCGCTGAGGCTGGTAAGCCTTGGGGAGTCGGTCTTTCTAAATTCTTGAATGTTTTTCAAAAAGATCACGGAGTCAAAGCGCAAGCCGGCGACGTAGCTCGCGCAGAACAAGTTCAGAAGCTCGAAGAACCTGAGCTAAATGGTAAATAAAACCTTCATTCCCGTAAAGCTATCCTCTGAGGCGGAGACGAAGCTCACGACTCACTTGACCTCTCGTATCCGTGCCCTGGAGGATAGCCTTCGAGAACTTCACGAGACTAAAATCGTGAAGTGGCGTAAAGCCTATGAGGCTACTCCTCGTGAGCAGAGTCGAGAGTTTCCGTTCTACGGAGCCTCTAATCTAGTTGTTCCTATTATCGCCACCTTCAGTGACACTCTTCTCGCTCGCGTAATGAGTGCCGTTCTCAAAACTCGTCCAGTTTGGGTCGTAAAGATATTTGGTCAGCACCCCGATATAGACGACACCGTACGAACAGCTCTTGAAGAGTTCATGGAATATGTTGGGATCGAGCCTCAAGAACTCGATCTTTACAGAGTCTACCACGAATGGTTTGGCGAAGCTATCAAGTACGGAACGTCCGTTCTTAAATGCCCACACGAAGTCCGCTACAAGGACGAGATTATCACTCCTGAAGGCGATGGAAGTGGCTCTTACGATACTAAGCCTTCTTTTCTTCGCTCTATCGAATATGAAGGCCCACGTCCTGAAAAGATTCCTTTCGAGAACTTCCTTATCTCTCCAAGTGCCAAATCTATCGAATCTGCTGATATTCGCATTCATAAGCGGGTAATGATTAAATCCGACTTGGAAGAGCGTCGTTTCTTCAAAATCTACGATCCTCTAAAAGTTGATTTTATTATGTCTCGTCCGGATAGAACCTCTCTATCCTATACTCGCTTGATGAATGAAGAATCCCTCGGAGCTACTACCACCGGTTCTTATGGCTATAAAGAATGGGATCTCTATGAATGCTGGCTAAACTGGGCTACTCCTGATGGCAAGTATAAACCGGCTATAATCGCCACTTATCATAAAAGTTCCAATACTCTTCTTCGTGTCGTCTACGATACTCACGAAATTCTTCCCTTTAATCTCGCACGCCTCTTCTACCGCGATGACATGATCTACGGCTACGGCTTCTGTGAGACCATGTGGGCCTTTCAGGAGGAAATCAGTGAACAGCATAATCAAAGGCTTGATAATCGAACCATTGCTAATACCCGAGTCTGGAGGGTCTCCCCGGACTCTAAGCTACACGCGGGATACAGAATCTATCCAAGTGCTACTGTACCTGCTGAGAAAGATGAAATTGAGGCTTTGCAGGCGGGGGACATATCTAATCAAACTATCGATGACGAAAGGTTCTCGCTAGAACTCGCCGAGCGCCGAGCTGGCATCTCTCCTCCAATGCAGGGGGCGGGGGCCGGGGCCCAGGGTAAAAGAGGGATTTATACGGCGATGGGTACTCTTTCTGTAATGCAAGAGGGAAACCGTCGTACCGATCTTAATATCTCCGACCTGCGCTACGCACACACTCGTCTTGGTCGAATTCTTCTAGCCGACTACGCTAAGTTTGGCGTCCGTCAATCTCTCCTTGATATGTTCGGTCAGCAAGAATCGAAGATTACTAAGGCTCTTGAGGCTTATCAAAGTCAGAGAATCGGTCTTCCTATCTACTCCTCCACCGCTTCTATAAACAAAGAAGTGGAGAAGCAGAATCTTTTCATGCTAAATCAATTAGTGCGTCAGCACTACGCTGGTATAGCACAACTTATCGCCCAAGTCGAGAACATGATGACTCCTCCTCAGGTCAAGGAGTATCTGATGCAAGTCATCAAAGCCTCCAACACCGTTATGAAAAACACTCTTCGAGTATTCGATCAGGAAGACGTGGACGTTCTCGTTCCGGAGCCAGAACTCCAAGGACAACCCAATGCCCAACAACAAACTGGATCGTCTCCTTTCGCAAGCCCACAAGTTCCGAGGATGGCTGGGCCAGGTGGAGGGTACCCTATTCAATGAGTATCTTTCGGATTATCGCAACGAAGTTCTTGACAAACTCACCAAGGAATCTGATTCCGTACGGTTTCATCGTCTACAAGGTAATCTCGAAGTCATCAACGATATTCTCGAACTTCGTGGTGAGATGGATAATTACATTAAAGGCATTAGTTCTGGCACGATGCGAAAAGTAGAAAAGGAGAACGGACAATATGTGGGGAAACGATAAGAAGGGCGAAATACCGGATGAGCTGAAGGATTTGGGGCTAACCCCTGCTCAGATTCGTCAGGCGGTTCTGGACAACAAAAAGCTAACGGAGGATCTGTCTCAAGCTAAAACTGAGACAAGTACTCTGAAAACCACCGTCAGCACCCTCGAAGGACGCTTCAACGAGACCAAGCGTACTCTTGATGAATTGGAAGCTAACGCCAAGAAAACTCAGAAGCCTCCTGAGGAACGCACCTATACTTCCTTCATCGACGACGAGAATCGCGCCTTTGCGGAACGGGCTGCAGACGCTTTGCAGCCCGTGGCACAGGTGGCCCTGCGCGCTGCGGCTAATAGCGCCAAGATGGAAGCGAAGATGTCTCTTCAGGGTCAGTACATCACAACTGCGGGTGGAAAGATCCCTCTTACTCGTTTGTGGGAAAAGTGGGCCGCTGAGATCGAGAAGGCCGCTTCTGAGGTTAACCTTGCAAATCTTGGTAAATCGGAGACTTGGGTTAATATCTTCGATTATATCAAAGGCAAGCACGTTAACGAACTGATGGCCGAGCCTCAGACTTTCGTTGAATCTGCCAGCGAAAGCACGGATCGCCGAGTTGCTGACGAGAAGAAACCTGACAAACTAAACGACGAAGAACTCGCTATCGTCGCAAAGCAATCCCGTTATGGAAAAGGCGTAACTCCTGAAGCCTATCAAAAAACTAAAGAGAAGATGAAATTCGTTAACGTTTAGAATGGAGACTGAAAATGGCAATGACCAATCAAACACACGCGCAGGAGTTTGCTGATCCATTTCCAGGAGTGGAGGCTCGTCCACTTCAGCTCCCGGATTTTGTGAATGTAAAACCCAAGAACCCTGGAGTTTCTTTTCGCTGGGTTAATCGAAGTGTTGGAGTGAAAGAATCAACCCAGCGCCTCGATGAGATGGTCTTTGCCGGCTTTGTCCCCGTTCGTCCCGACGAAGCTCTCATGCCTGATGGCAGGCCCATCATGTCGAATCTTATCAAAGACGGCAAGATTATTCGCGGTGATCTCATTCTTATGAAGATCGACCGCAAAGCCTACGAAGGGGCTCTCAAATACAACTGGGAACGCTCCGTCGCTCGTCTTCACCCGGATCGCCAACTACAAACCGGTCGTAAGCAACTCGCCTCTGCTGTCGCGCAGCAAGGTGTCCCACGTGACGTTGGCCGCACTTTGGCCTCGAAACTACAAGCTTTCCGTCCAGGCTCCGCGGACAAACCCGCGGATCCTAATTTCATGGCGGAAGACGACAAACTCCCATCGGAGAGAAAGGAAGATTGAGTGGCATCAATAGAAATACATAGCATTCAGACCGTTTCTGGTAATCAGCCTCGTATTAGGCGATTGGCAGAGGCGGCCGGGAATACATACTTAGCAGGAACTCCTGTCGCCTTAAACGCCAGTGGGTTCGTTATTCCTTGGTCTGGAACT